GCTATTCTATTTATTTAGACTAAGTGGTTCTGGTATTAATTACGTACCTAGATATAAGACCGATCATATCAAGGACATCCTGGGTACGCATGGTTTCGGTAATTTCTGGATTGTGGATTCTATATTGAAAGAAAGATACACATGGCCAGAATGGAAAGAAGACCTTAGGAATCGCATCACGCCTTTTACAGACAATAGAGGATACTTACTTCCACAATTTACTTTTGAAGGTGAAACTAGAGGACACTTAAGACGTTTTATCCTTGAACACTCAGAAGGTTTAGTTAGACATATTTATGACGCTGTTACTACTAAAAGATTAGACATCTATCAAGTAACAGATATTGGTAATGAATATCTTAATAACGCCGGATTTAAGAGGCAAAACTTTGTATTGACTGCATTTGCTGCTGACTTAGGTGAATATTTTCCTAACATGGTAAATCCTAAAGGTTGGGTATATGCAGGAACAAACGCAGTTCGTTGTATTAAAGCTATTTTTCCTAAAGTTAGTCCTAAAGTAAAAGAGTTCGAGTATATTAATGAAGTACTACAATTCTTGTCTAATAGGTATAACTTGAATCCAATTGATTGTGAAGATAGTAGAGCATGCGACGTGGTTCGTTATTTCCAAGAATATCAGTCTGAAGATCATATTATAAAAAATAATGGTCATAGAATGAAAAATAATTCAATACTTAAACAAACATGGGGTCATGACAAGTATTATGACTTCGCAATTAAATTAAAATAAAAAACAAAAAAATGAAAAAAAGCGCACTCATGGTAGTTAGTCTACTAGTAATGTTAGTTAGTTGTAAGACAAACACTGAGATAGTTGAAGATCTTAAATCTGATAAAATAGTAAAGGTACACGAAGGATCTTTTGCTTTTTGCGGTGCATCTGGAGCAATTCCTACTGGAAAAAAGATTATCGTTCAAGGAGTTGAATATGATGAAGGATGTGCAATATGCCCTGTATTAGACGGACCATCTATTTCTAATCTAGCAATGGAAGGCATTAGTGGAACTTATGGAAAATTCAATGTAGCTGAAAACTTTCAAACTCCTGATGGAACTAATGGTACAGCATGGTCTCTATTCTGGTATTTTGATTCAACAACGGTAGTACCTCAGTTTAATCCTGAAACTAAAGAGTGGGAATTACTACCTCCAGTAAATCGTGCATTTGTTATAAACCTTGATAATCCAAGTACAAGTGAAAGTAATATGTTTGCTATGCCAGGAATTATCTTTGATACAACATCTACAGGTATTGTATTGGCAAAAGTATACGGTCCACTTAATGAAGCAGCAGTTCCACTACGTAAAGCTATTCCGGTTAAAACAGGAATGACGTCTATTACTGCAGCTAAAGAAGGATTCCCATATCCTGTAGGAACACCAGTTCCGGTTAGTAATTTAAGTAAAGAACTTCAAGAAAAAAAATAAATAAAATACTAATTGATGTTTTTAAACAAAACGACTGATCAATCAAATTTAGATATGTTAGATGGTAGAGATTTAAACTACTATCTTGAAATGACTAAAGACTATAAGCCTGATTTTGATTTCTCAATAAAACAAATCGATGGTTATAATATAATCGATGATGGAGAATTTCAATATGGAAGCAAAGCAAAAATGGGTGACTTCATGATCAGTCAAGTAAAAGAAGACACATTAGTTTATGTTGCACCAAGAACAGGCTACGCCCCGTATTCATTAACATATCTTGCAAAGAAGTATAATAAAAAACTTGTATTACTTATGCCAGCATCTAAAGAAGCTTCTGAACATCAATTACGTGTTATTGAAGATGGGGCTACGCCAATATTCTTAAAGACTCCTGCTATGCCAACTATAAATGGTTGGGCAAAAGACTTTGCAAAAAAAATTGGCGCAAAATATTTACCATTTGGTCTTAAGCACGAACAAGTTGTAGCAGGCGGTGTAAAGATATTTCATGAAGCATTTAAAGATAAAAAGATAGATGAATTGTGGAGCGTATTCTCAACAGGAGTATTATCTAGAACACTTCAAATAGCACTTCCAGATACTAAGTTTAATGCAGTAGCAGTCGCAAGAAATGTACAACCAGGTGAATTAGGTAGGGCTAAATTTTATGCATATCATAAAGAGTTTCTTAAAGATTGTGATATTGATACTCCATTTGATTGTATCAAAACCTACGATGCAAAAGGTTGGGACTACATGAAACGTTATGGTCACTCTGGAAATTGGTTCTGGAATGTTGCTAGAAATATGCCAAAGCCTACAATCAAGCCAAGTGATATAGACTCTCAAAGAGAGTGGGGAGATAAGTCTGATATTATTAAGTACTTAGGAGAATAGTTTTACCATTTATTAATTCTGTTTTATATTTATTCCATGAATATACTAGAACAAGCAAACGAGATCATCTATAAGAGATCTGAAGAAAAAGCCCGTCAATATGGGCCAATGCAAGAAGGTATGCAAGAAGCAGCTAAAATTGCATCATTATTAAGTCGTAAAGAACTAACTGCAGTCGATATGTATAACGCAATGATTGCATTAAAGTTATCAAGACAAGCTTACAACCACAAAGAAGACAATTTATTAGATTGTGTTGCGTATATTGCTTCACTAAATGATTATCAAAACAATGTTCAAAATGAAGATACAAAAGTTACGAAATGTAAAGACCCCAAATAGGGGCACAGAAGCATCAGCAGGAATTGATTTTTATGTACCTGAGGATTTTGAAACCGCAGTACTAAAACCAGGTGAATCAGTATTGATCCCATCAGGTGTTAGAGTGCAAGTTCCAAGAGGCTATGCTCTAGTAGCATTTAATAAATCAGGTGTAGCTGTTAAGCAAGGACTATCAGTAGGCGCTTGCGTAGTAGATGAAGATTATGAAGGAGAAGTGCATCTCCATATGATCAATACATCTGATAAAGATCAAACTATTGTTACAGGACAAAAATTAGTTCAGTTCGTTTTAATTCCAGTTGGTTACCTAGATATATTAGAAGTTGATGAATTACCAAACAGAAACACACAAAGAGGTTCAGGTGGATTCGGTTCTACAGGACTTTAAGCAAAAAATACTAGACAGAGTATTTATTAACATAGCTAAGGAAACTTCTACTCTGTCACACTGCGTTCGATCAAAAGTCGGCGCAGTTTTAGTTAAAGATGGCAATATAATATCATTTGGATATAATGGTACTCCTGCGGGTATGGACAATACTTGTGAGAAAGATGATGTCACTCTGCCCCATGTTATCCATGCAGAAGTTAATGCCATTCTTAAAGCAGCAAAAACAGGCAACTCTGTAGATGGTTCCACTTTGTACTTAACACTTAGTCCTTGTTTAGACTGCTCTAAACTTATTTTGCAATCAGGAATAAAAAAAGTTATATATTTGAATGTATATCGAAATACTCAAGGCATAGACTTTTTATCACAATTTATACAAGTAGAACAATATGGACAATAAAATTTATTCGACCCCTACTAGTGCATTTGAAAACTTATTTCATTATATTGTAGATACAGGTGAAGACTTTGCTAATACTAAAGCTAAGTTCAATGTTTCTTTTACAGTCGATAATCCAGCAGATAAAGTAATTACAACTCCTAGACGTAAGTTTAACCAAGATTATGCAGAATATGAATGGGAATGGTATGTTAAAGGAGATAGAGATGCTAAACAAATTGCAGAACGCGCTAAGATATGGAATCAAATGATGATACCATATACTACAGAAGTAAACTCTAACTACGGGTACTTCTGGAATTATAATGAACAACTTAACAAAGTTATTAGCGAACTAAAAAGAAATAAAGAAACACGTCGAGCAATTGTTGTACATTATATTCTACACGAAATAGATAGATACAAATATGATACACCTTGTAATGACGTACTTAATTTCTATATCAAAAACGATAAACTACATCTTACAGTCTTTGCTAGATCCATTGATCTTGTGTTTGGTTTCTGTAACGACCAATACACATTTGCTAAACTAATGGAATATGTATCTCTTAAAACAGGATACGAAATAGGTCAGATGCATTGGTTCATTACAAATCTACATGTTTATCCTAGGCATTACGATATGTTCAACTAAACAAAAAAATAAAGGTTATGATATTCGAAACTAGAATGGCGAGAGAGCATATTGAAGAAAGGCTTTCTCAACTATCAAGAAAAACTTACAATCAATTTGTTTGGTGGAGACGCTACCAACAAAGGCAAACTCTGCACCCTTATCGCACTCTTTATGAGAAGATACTTAATGGTGATTATGAAACATCTGACTACTATTATCAGGCAGAACATGAGAACTATCTACTTGAAGATGCAACTCAGCACCTAAAGACTTATGAAGAAAAGTTAGATAAGATCAGTTTATTTAGAGCCAGATACAAAAAGCTTCATGAAGACTTCTTAAAAGAAGAAACAGAAATAGTTAAAAACATGAAGAAAGACTTTAAGAAAGAATTTAGAGTATCTGAAGAAGAACTAGACTCTATCATGGAATCTTTTGATGGTACAACATTAGAGCTCT